ACTGGAACGGACGCGGAAAGCACGGCACGCAGATTTACGGTGCATGTCTCTCCGCTGAAAGCCGCACGCTGTCCGGCACGTCCGCACAATCGGGCGCAACCCCAGGCGGCGGCGTGATCGTTCGTCTGGAGGCTACAGAGGCTTGCCGCTTCGCCTATGGTGCGAACCCAACCGCCAGCGCGACAACGCCTTACCTTGGCGCAGGCGCTGTGATCGAGTTCGAAGGCGTGGCCGGCAATCTTGTGGCCGGAAAGACGCCGTAAGCGCGATGGCTGGCGAAGATCGCCCGAAGCCTGAACAGGATGCGAGCGGCCGCTTCTTAGCGGGAAATAGCGGAAACGGCGGAAGGCAAAAGGGCGCACGCAACAAGCTGGCCGATCACTTCGTCGAGGACGTTTACGCCGCATGGAAGACGAGCGGCGCGCAAGCCATCACGGATATGATCGCGGACAAGCCCGGCGACTTCGTGAAGATGGTAGGTTCGCTGTTGCCGAAGGACGTGAACCTCAACCTGACGGACAATCGAGAGCTATCGGATGACGAGCTTATCGAGCGTGTTAGATCCCTCACAGCGGCAGTTGCTCCTCTCATTGCTGGCCGAGCTGGAGCCGGCACAGAAGCTATTCGCCTCGCAAAGCCTTCAGGCCTTCACTGAGTATATAAACCCGGCCTATATCGCGGCGGGGCATCATTCGCTGATATGCGGGGCGCTGGAACGGATCGAACGGGGCGAGATTGACCGCCTGATGATCTTCATGCCGCCGCGCCACGGCAAATCGGAATTGGCATCGCGCAAGTTCCCGGCCTGGTATCTCGGACGCAACCCCGGCAAGCAGATTATCGCGGCGAGCTACAACAGCGACCTTGCAATGGACTTCGGCCGCGACGTTCGCAACCTTGTAGCATCGCCTGAGTTCGCGGACGTGTTCAGCGGCGTGGAACTTAGGGAAGACAGCCGGGCCGCTAACCGCATGAACACCTCGCACGGCGGCGCATATGTCGCGGCGGGCGTTGGAACGGCTGTAACGGGACGCGGCGCGCATGTGCTGCTGATCGATGACCCGTTCAAGGATCGGGAAGAAGCGGACAGCGAACGCCGCCGGCACATTGTCGATGATTGGTACAGATCGACCGCTTACACGCGATTGATGCCGGGCGGCGCGGTGGTGATTATTCAAACGCGCTGGCATGAGGACGATTTGGCGGGCCGCGTGCTCGAACGCGAAGGCAAGGCGGAAGACGGCGGCGAATGGACCGTGCTCGACCTTCCCGCGATCAGCAAGGCTGGCGAAGCACTCTGGCCCGAATGGTATGACCTGAAGGCGCTCAACCGGATCAAGGCGAGCATCGGCCCGCGCGAATGGTCGGCGCTCTATCAGCAGCAGCCACAACCCGACGAGGGCACGTTCTTTCAGCGGGCATGGTTCAAGGAATGGTCGAAGCTGCCCGACGTACGGCATTACGGAACAAGCGATTACGCGGTCACGGACGGCGGCGGCGATTACACCGTGCATCGGATCTGGGGCATCGGCCCTAGCGGCAATGTTTACCGCGTTGACGGATGGCGCGGACAGACAAGCTCGGACGTGTGGATCGAAAAGAAGATTGACCTGATCGCGAAGTATAAGCCGCTGGCATGGTTCGGCGAGGGCGGCGTGATCCAGAAGGCGGTCGAGCCGATGCTTCGCCGCCGCATGATCGAGCGCAAGACCTTTTGCCGGTTGGAATGGCTGCCCAGCGTCAATGACAAGCCGACGCGGGCGCGTTCGTTTCAGGCACAGGCGGCAATGGGCAAGGTGTTCTTCGAGCCGGGCGCGGACCTGTCCGAGTTCCTGGTCTTCCCCGCCGGCAAGCATGACGACGACGTGGACACGGCCTCGCTGATCGGGCGGGCGATAGATCAAGCGCACCCCGCGATATTGACAATGCAGAACAAGGCCCCGCCCCGCGACAGGTGGACGAAGGCGGCCAACCGCAACAACGAGGACGAAGCCGCATGGAAGGTCGCCTAGATAATGGCTGAAGCCTCCGACGCTTACGGCGTCTCCTATCATACAAAGCGGTTCGAGGAAGCCGAGGAAGCCGGCCGCCCCGCGCGCGAGAACGCCGAGCGGGATCGCGACTATTACGACGGCAAGCAGCTCACATCGGACGAGATAGCGGCGCTCAACAAGCGCGGCCAGCCAGCGGTCATCTACAACCGCATCCAGCGCAAGGTTAACTATCTCAAGGGCATGGAGACGCAGACCCGGAAAGACCCGAAGGCGTTTCCGCGCTCGCCGGGTGATGACGGATCGGCACAGGCCGCGACCGACGCGCTGCGCTATGTGTGCGATGATCAGGATTGGGACGCCAAGCGGTCGGACGCTTTCGAGTGCATCATTGTCGAGGGCACGGCGGCAATTATGGTCGGCGCGGCTCGGATCAAGGGCGTGATCGATCCCCAACTGACGCAAATCGCGTGGGACCGCTTCTATTACGATCCCTATTCGCGGCGCGTGGATATGTCCGACGCGGCCTATATGGGCGTCGTCACCTGGATGGACTTCGACGAGGCCAAGCGGAAGTTCCCCGGCCGCGAAGAAGAGCTGGACACGACGCTGGCACAGGCCCGCAACAGCGAGACATATGACGACCGGCCCAAGCATAACCTATGGGCGGACTTCAAGCGCCGCCGGGTGCGGGTCAATGAGGAGTATTATCTCGGCCCGGATGGCGTCTGGACAACCTGCACCTATACCAAGAGCGGCTTTCTGATCGATCCGGCTCCGTCGCCCTATCTGGACGCGGACGGCGAGCCTGAAAACCCGATCAAGGCCATCAGCGCCTATGTAGACCGCGATAACAACCGCTACGGCGAAGTTCGGGCGATGATCAGCCCGCAGGACGAGGTGAACAAGCGCCGGTCGAAGGGGCTGCACCTTATCACATCGAACCGGCTGCGGTTGAGCCGGTCGGCATCGGTCGGCAGCGGCGGCATGGAGGCAAGCGACTTCAAGCGCGAGATGGCTAAGCCTGACGGGATTATCTTCGCCGAACAGGGCGAGGTCGAGGTGCTGTCGAACGGTGCCGAGGCGGCTGCGAACCTTCAGCTATTGCAGGAAGCCAAGGCCGAGATTGACTTGCTCGGCCCCAACGCGGCGCTTGCGGGCAAGAACGAGAACGATTCGAGCGGCCGGGCGATCCTGGCACAGCAGCAAGGCGGCATGATCGAGGTCGCGCTGCTCATGGATCGGCTGCGTCAGTTGTCGCTCGCGGTGTACCGTTCGGTATGGGCGCGCATCCGGCAGTATTGGGATGGCCCGCGCTGGATTCGCGTCACGGATGACGAGCGCAATCTGCAATGGGTGGGGCTCAATACGCCGCGTTCCATGATGGAAGTGGCGCAGGAGAAGTTGCAGGGCGATCCGCAGGCCGAGTTCAAGCTGGCGATGCTGGCGCGCGATCCGATGTCTCAGCAGCCGGTCGAGATCAAGAACGCGGTGGCCGAGATGGACATCGACATTGTGATTGACGAGGGCATGGACACGCCAAGTGTGCAATCCGAGCAGTTCGACACGCTTTCGAAGATGATGCCGGCGATGTCATCGCTTCCGCCCGAGGCGATGGAATTGCTCGTTACGGCGTCCAGCCTTCGCGACAAGGACAAGCTCCTGAAGGTGATCGAGGGCATGAAGGCGAAGGCTCAACAGCCCGACCCGATGGCGCAACAGATGCAACAGCTACAGATGGCCGGGGCTCAGGCATCGGTCGAGAAAACGCAGAGCGAGGCGATCCGCAACATGGCCGACGCGGAATCGAAGCGCGCTGGCGTGGTTCAGGACATGCTCGACGGGCAAGTCGCCGCCGCCGACCGCGCCGCCAGGGCGATGCAGGCGAACGATACGCCGAGGATGAGCGCGTGACAGAGTATAGCACTTCGTTTGTCCGTTCGGACGCGCTCCCCGGTTGGAATATTTACGACCTCCCGTTTGACTTCGGCGCGAAGTGGGGAGTTGCGATTGACAACGGCAAGGAGCCGCCAAATCGCCGCCGCTACGCTGTTATGACCAAATGCCATAACCGTGCCGACGCGATCCGGGACGCTATGCCAGCCCTAATTGAATGGGCCGAGCAGAATACAGAATCAACGTCGTGAGACGTGGGGCCGCCGCCGGGCAATCGGGCGATCACAGGACGACGCTGCGCGGTCGATGAGTAAGGCACGAACATGGAGAATAGCACCAGTCTGGACGACATCCTTGGCGGCGACGAAGCCCCGGAGCAGGAAGCCCAAAGCGGGCCGATCCGCGACGAGCATGGGCGTTTCGCTTCGGCGGAACAGCAGCCACAACCCGAGGAAATGGGCGATAGCGCGGCACAGCCGCTGGAAGGGCCGCCGCCTTCCGAACCGGAAACCGGGCACATCCCAATCGCTGCCTTGAAGGACGAACGGTACAAGCGCCAGGCCGCCGAGCAGGCTTTCAACGAAGCCCAGCAGCGCCTCGCACAGTATGAGGCTTATTTCGCACAGGCAAACCAGCAACAGGCTCCCCAGGAGGA